AATACTCGAGTATTAGCATTCGGCACTAGCGGAAAAATAACGAGTACATCTACTACTACTTCTACGGTAGTATCGATGGCAACGATGACAGGTTTTACTTTTACGGGTACTTCAAATATAACCCTGAGTGGAGCATCGGGTTCTGGTATTACGCGAACGGTTACGATGGGGACTACAGGTGGATCTGCTACTAATGCGCTTTCTTTAAACGTTACTACGGGTTCCGGCACTATAGCTTTATCAGGCTGGGTTAGAAATTTAGTTTTTACAGGTTCAACAGTTACCTTAGCTAATAACACATTAAGCATTGGTGGAACGCTGACATTAGTAGCAGGTACTACTCTAACTGCGGGCGCAAATATAGTCACATTTGCTTCTACCGGGAGCCAATCTGTTACTTCATTAGGCAAAACATTTGATTTTCCTGTGACGTTTAATGGCGTTGGCGGTACGTTTACTCTACAAGATGGATTAACTTTAGGGTCGACTAGAACTGCTACGTTAACAGCCGGTACACTCGCATTAAACAACTTTACACTTACTTGTCAAACTTTTTCTAGTAGCACTAGTAATACGCGAGCTATAACGTTCGGTACTACTGGTAAAATAACTGTGTCATCAACGACTGGTGGGTCTGTAGTGACAATGGCAACGATGACTGGATTTACCTTTACTGGTACATCTAATATCACATTAAGCGGTAATGCTAGTGCTGTAACAAGAACGGTTACTATGGGTACTATTGGTGGTACTGGCACTAATGCTTTGTCATTAAACGTTACAGCTGGAAGTGACACAATATCTTTAGCAGGTGTCGTTAGGGATGCTATTTTTACTGGATCAACAGTTACGTTAGCTAATAATGCGTTGAGTATTTTTGGAACATTGACGCTAACTGCTGGTATGACTTTGACTGCTGGGGCGAGCACCGTTACGTTCGCCTCTACTGGTAGTCAATCTGTTACTACTCTCAGTAAGACGTTCGATTTTCCCGTAACTTTCGATGGTGTTGGCGGCACGTTTACGTTGCAAGATGCGTTGACTTTAGGTTCTACTCGTACAGCAACTCTTACTAATGGTACTCTCGCATTAAACAACTTTACACTTACCTGTAACATTTTTTCTAGTATTAACTCAAATACTAGGTCTATTGCGTTTGGTACTACAGGCAAAATAACTGTCACATCAACTTCCACTGCTACTGTAGTATCAATGGGAACGATGACCAATTTTACCTTTACTGGTACATCTAATATCACATTAAGTGGTAATGCTAGTGCTGTAACAAGAACGGTAACGATGGCTAACGTTGCTAGTGGTGGGTCTGCAGTTAACGCTTTATCAGTAAACGTTACAGCCGGTTCTGATACTATATCTGTAACTGGGTTTGTAAGAAATTTGAATTTTACCGGGTCGACAGTTACGTTAGCAAATACCTTATTGTTTATTGCAGGAACGTTAACATTAACCGCTGGTACGACTTTGACTGCTGGTACAAATACTCTTACATTTGCCTCTACGAGTAGCCAAACTATTACTACTCTTGGCAAGACATTTAACTTTCCTGTTACTTTTGACGGAGTAGGAGGTACTTGGACTTTACAAGATGCATTAACTGTTGGCGCTACAAGAACAACTACGCTGACTAATGGTACTCTTGCACTAAACAATTTAACTCTTACTACAGGTATCTTTAGTAGCAATAACTCGAACACAAGAGCCATAACATTTGGATCAACTGGAAGTATAGTCATATTATTAACAACTACGGCTACTGTTATTGATATGACTACTATGACTGGATTTACCTATACAGGAACTCCTACCGTCACAGTAAACGGAGCAATGGTATCTGGTACACGAACTATTATTATGGGTACTACTGGAGGAACTGAAAGTAACGCACTAAACTTGAGTGTTACTGCAGGAGCAGGTTCTCTTGCTCTTACTGGAGTATATGAAAACTTAATAATGAATGGATTTACTGGAACTCTGACTAATACTGTTCGTACGATATACGGAATTTTAACACTTAACACAGGATATACTATAACATCTGGTACTAATGCTACTACGTTTGCTGCAACTTCTGGAACACAATATATTGTGCCTAATGGTATATCGATAACGTTCCCAATTACAGTTAATTCTCCTGGAGCTACATTCCAATTACAAAGTGCTATAACGCTAACTACAAATGGAACATTTACATTAACAGCAGGCACATTAGATTTAAATAACTATACTTTAACTGTTACGACATTTGATACAAGTAATGCAAATGTTAGATCATTATTTTTAGGCACTGGTGATTATTTAGTTATTACTGGAACTTCTTTTACACATAGAAATGACACTAACTTAACTATTACTGGAAATCCTACAGTATATGTTACAGGATTATCTGCACTTAATACCGACACTCAAAAATTAGGTATTAAAGTTTCACCTACTTGTCCTAATATATTATTAGCGGATCCTACGTTTAATCCATTAATGTCTATATTAGATCTTGACTTATCAAATTGGGCAGTAGGGGCTGGAAAAATATTTGACATATATGCTGGAGGTAGCACTGATGACAGTTTTAGGGTTTATGGTAATTTAACCATGAATTCTGGCAATATTATTAGAGAAAGTAGCCCTAATCCTCCAACGTTTTTTGTTTTTGCTGGAATGGCAGCTACAACTAAAACTATTACGTGTGACGCTTTTAACGGTTGCGGGGTTTGGTTTGATGATGGTGGTGTAGGCGCTAGTTGGCAATTGAATAGCAATATGAACGTTACGCTAGATGCTTCAACGTCGCTTGGTGGAACAAATAATCCGTTTCGTTTGTATAGAGGCACACTATATGTAAACAATTACAATGTAACATTTAAACGAATTAAAGTTGAATCCGGATTTACGTTGTATATGGGATCTGGGACTTGGACTTCTAATAGTGCTGCTACAACTAATGGTCAAGATATGATCACAATTAGTTCAACGTCTTGTTTTGCTCAAACATGTTCTATAAGCACAACTAATACTGCAAATGTAACAAGTGTTGCAAATCTTTATAATATTACGACTGCTGCCTCAGGGGGAATAATATATTTGAAGTCTGCCTCAGCTAATGTTAATTCATTAGTCTCAAGTGCAGGAAATAGCGCATTCTATTTGTGTAATACCACTTTCTCGAATTTATATTTAACGGGCACAGCATCTTTACCCTGTACTTTAGCTAGAGCAAACACTACAGCAACTCTTACTCTAACTCAAACAACAGGAACTGCTTTTGTTGAACACTGTAATATTAATAGTACTTCTGTAACTGGTGGAGCTACGTGGAGAGGACAAAACTGCACGAATGCAAATAACACCGGATGGACGGTGATTACCGATCAAAAAACATATGGTCAAAATGGATTCTTTGGATTTCTTACTGGATTATAAATTATAAATACTCTATAAATCTCGGAGATTAAAATGGCTATTCCAACAACTCGTTCTGCATTTAAAGAATATTGCTTAAGACGATTAGGTAAGCCTGTCATCGAGATTAACGTAGATGAAGATCAGGTAGAAGATCGTATTGACGATGCTTTGCGTTATTATTGGGATTATCATTTCGATGGCGCTGAGAAAGTTTACTATAAGCACGCTGTAACATCAACCGATAGAACCAATAAGTATATTACTCTTCCAGAAAATATTATTGGTGCAGTTAGTATATTTTCAATAGCTGATCCATCTATTCGTTCTGATGATCTTTTTAATATTCGTTATCAGATTGCTTTAAATGACTTATACACACTAACTTCAGTATCAATGCTTCCATACTATATGGTAATGGAAAATCTTGCATTAATTGCTGAGATGCTTGTAGGTAAGCAACCAATTCGATACAACAGACATATGAATAAGTTATATGTCGACATGGATTGGAACACTTTAACGGATGGTGAATTTCTTTTAGTTGAAGCTTATCAAATCGTAGATCCAACTGACTATGTAGATGTTTGGAAAGACCAATGGTTAATGAGATATTCTACTGCTTTAATTAAGCGCCAATGGGGAGCTAACCTAAGTAAGTTTACTGGAATGACTCTTCCGGGCGGAGTTCAGTTTAACGGACAGACTCTTTATAATGAAGCTATTCAAGAAATTGATACGCTGGAACGTGAAATGATTAATTCTTATAGTTTACCTGTACTCGATATGGTAGGTTGAAATATATACTTTTATAAATACTCTAAAACAACAGGAGTATTTAATATGGAAAAATATGGATTTGTATATATTTGGAGAGATCGTAAACACAATAGATATTACATAGGGTCACATTGGGGAACAGAAGACGATGGTTATGTGTGTAGTTCTGCATGGTTAATGCAAGCATATAAGAAAAGACCTCAAGACTTTAAAAGAAAAATTATAAAAAGAATCTATTCTACTAGAATAGATTTGTTAAATGAGGAGTTTAAATGGCTGTCTTTAATAAAAGAACATGAAATTAAGATTAGATACTATAACTTAAATATTAAATCTACTGGTCATTGGACAGCTTATCCAGAAAATGTTAAAACTATTCAAGAGAAAATATCTCTGAAAACAAAAGAAGCCATGCAAAACCCTGAAATAAAACATAATTTTAAAGAAGGTTTAAAGACAAGAGACTGCCGTTCTTCTGATGTAGAAGTAAGAGCAAAAAGATCTGAGTCCATGAAAAAGACAATGGCTGAAAAGTTTCCTAACAGAAAACAAAGAGATAAATTTGGATCAGAAGAATACTGTAAAAATATGGCAGAAAAAACAAAACAACTTTGGCAAAACCCTGGACATAGAGAGAGCGTAAGAAAAAAGATAAGCCAAAGTTTAATTGGTAGACCTTCTCTTTTAAAAAATACTTTTTGGTGGAATAACGGATTGAAGAATACAAGAAAAGCCGAATGTCCCGGTCCAGAATGGATTAGAGGAAAAATATAATGGCAACAAGCGTCTTTTTTAATAATTTTGGTTCAAGTCAAGAACAAAGCTTAATTGAAGATCTTGTCATAGAGTCAATTCGAATCTATGGACATGATTGTTTTTATCTTCCAAGATCTTTAATTAATAAAGACAATATCTATGGTGAAGATTCAATCTCTGAATATAATGAACAGTTCATGATTGAGATGTATATTAAGAATGTTATGGGCTTTAAAGGTGAAGGCGATTTCTTATCCAAGTTTAATTTGCAAGTTCGTGATCAGATGACTTTCACAATTGCAAAGCGAGTATTCTTTGATGAGATTGGAAATGTAAGAGGATTTGATCGTCCACGAGAAGGTGATCTAATTTATTTTCCTCTTAATAAGAAAGTATTTGTAGTTAAATTTGTAGAACATGAAGCTGTTTTTTATCAACTTGGTGCTTTACAAACATATGATCTAGAATGTGAATTATGGGAATACTCAAATGAAATAATGAATACCGGATTAGCAGAAATAGATTTACTTCAGAAGAAGTATTCATTTGACATGTCACAATTTGCAATTCTTACTCAAGACTCATTTGTCATAACAGACGAAGATGGATATGATTTAGTACAAGAACAATATAATTTTGTTACACAAGTTGGTTCAAGTTTTGAAGATAATGAAAATCCTGTTAATGAAAATCTTCAATCTGAAGCAGAAGCTATTATCAATTTTACTGATTCGAATCCATTTTCTGAAGGTAACTATTAATGTTTAATCAGTTCTATCATGGATCACTTAGAAAATACGTTGTTATGTTTGGTACATTATTTAATAGCATCTATATCAATCGCATAAACAGTAGTAATGAAACTGTTCAATCAATGAAAGTTCCATTATCATATGGACCTAAAGAAAAGTTTCTTGCACGGCTTGAAGGTGATCCAACATTCAATCGTCCAGCAATGGTTCTTCCAAGAATGGCATTTGAAATTACGTCTATTAGTTATGCATCAGATAGAAAATTGAATACGCTTAATAGGAACGTTAAAGTCAATAGCGCAAACACAGCATCATTAGCATATCAATATCAATCAGTGCCATATGATATTGGATTTACTTTATACATAATGGTAAAGAATGTCGATGATGGCACGCGTATCGTAGAACAGATATTACCTTATTTTACACCTGAATGGACTATCACTGCTAATTTAATACCTCAATTAGGTTTAAATGTAGATATTCCAATTATATTAAAAACGATTGGTTCTCAAGATACATATGAAGGTGATTTCATGAATCGCCGGGCTATAGTTTGGACTCTTGATTTTGCAATGAAAGCATACTTGTTTGGACCAACTAAGAAAGGTTCAATCATCAAGACAGTCAATACAAATATCTATGTTGCAAAAACTGAGAATATAGATGATTCTGTAGGTGTAACTGATATTGCATCAAGAATAACTGTAAGGCCCGGTTTACTTGCCAATGGTTCTCCAACATCAAATGTTTCACTATCAGTTGATATATCACAAATTGATGCAAGTGAGAACTATGGGTTTATTACTGAGTTTGACAGTTATGAAGATATAATCCAATGAACTCCGATAAAATTATTGCTGACTCATTAGACATTGCTGCATTTGATGAGCAAGTGGAATACATCCCAAGCTCTGATGATGATTATGATTTTGCTCGAAAGAACATTCGTTCTATTCTCGAAAAAGGTTCTATTGCTTTAGATAAGATGCTTGATGTTGCAGACTTATCTCAGCACCCACGAAGTTATGAAGTAGTCTCAACACTTATTAAATCATTATCCGATTCAAGCAAAGATCTATTAGAGCTTGCTGAGAAAAAGAATCGTATTGAAAAAGGTAAAGATGTTGATGGTAATAAAACCATAAATAATAACTTATACATCTCAACCTCTGAACTATTGAAGTTAATAAAGAATAAATGAGTGAAGCATATCTTGGTAACCCACTTCTAAAGAAATCTAATGTAAAATTTAATTTTACAAAAGAACAAATTGAAGAATACATAAAAGCCTCTGAAGATCCAGAGTACTTTATATTAAATTATTGCTATATTGAAACTCTTGATCATGGTCTGATTAAGTTTGAGCTTTACGATTGTCAGAAGAATAAGATAAAAGTCATTAATGAGAACCGTAAAGTTATCGTTATGGAAGGTCGGCAACAAGGTAAGACTACTACTTCAGTTGCCTATATCTTATGGTATACGGTTTTCCAATCTCATAAGAACGTAGCTATCTTAGCAAATAAAGCCGCAACAGCTCGCGGTATTCTTGCAAGATATCAGCTGATGTATGAGAACTTGCCTAAATGGATGCAACAAGGTGTGGTCAATTGGAATAAAGGCGATATTGAACTTGAGAATGGATCTAAGATCTTTACGGCCGCAACAACTGCGGCAGGTATTCGTTCTCAATCAGTTAACTTATT